ATCAAATACCAACCTTTTCATATCATCCCTGTTAATAGGATGTTTTGTAAAATAAGTTGACTCATGATTGTGAATCTGGGAAAAAAGATACTTTTGAGCTTGTTTAGCAGGTGAATACCTGTCAAACATACCTTTAGTAATGATTCGAGCTTTCAATGGTTCAAGAACAACAGCTGCCTTAGCTACTCCTTCAAGGATGCTACTTTTACAGCTGCGGTTAACGTCTTCGTTGTACGAAATATAATCAGGGAACAATGAATAATAAAATTTTACATTGTTACAAGATAAATCTCTAGGATTATAACTAACCCCATACAACTCTGGAATAAGACCAAAATTTGTTCCGAAACGTTCAAAGTTTCTATTGTTATTGTGATAACGGTTAATACCTTCTTGGTAAAAACCCCCCTTGCTTCTTGTCATTTCAACGCAAGCACTACCAGTATTGTCCCAACTAGCTGACATATCCATTTTTGAAGTGGATTGGCATTTAGCGAGTTCAACACCAGTTCGTTCTATTTGATTTAGAACGAGGCTTGGATGCGATGCTGCACGGTGTGAGATATCACGAACATAGTTAGTAAAATTAGTTTTTCCATCAAATTTCTTCAATGGAATTTGTTCGATGTCCTCCATAATTTCAATTTCGTCTTTCTTGAGATCATATCTTTGATCTGAATACTCGGGAACCGTTAAAATGGAACTTCTATCTAATCTTTTACTCTGTCCTAACAAATTCTTAGCTACCTCAGGTAGACTAAGAGGGAACAAACCCTTCTTTAACCCTTGTAAAAAGGTTAAAGAAGCATATTTACCATCGACCGTAGTTGAGTTACAATTCCTTCTAAAGAATTGACCTAACTTCCCACCAAAGAATACTCCTGGATTACCTACAATTATATTTTTATTGGTAATGGGGCATAAACTTTCCTCTGGTAGATCCTGTTTGTGACTTCGTGAGAAGTACGCACAGGAATGAAACTTAACATTTTTCGTGAATTGTTCGCCGTTTAGAGCAAACAAAAAATATAAACCAAAAGTTGATTTAATATGAAAAACTGTTGTTTCATCGATGGAACGAAACTTAAATCCAAGAACCTCTGCACAATCTAATAAAAGACTAACAAAGTCAAGTGCTCTGGTGAAAGCAGATTCAATATAATTGTTTCTTGGATTTGAACAATCATTCGAATACGACAACTTGTTC